CACCAACAGAATATCCATGTGAGGACTTTGTGATTGTAATTGTAGTGCCACTCTGTTCGTAGGTGGCTGAAACCGAGATATCAGGGTCAATATCAGTTGTTGCAACCAATAATGATGCCCCAACATCAAATGCAGTAGCACCGTCAAAGTCTGTCCAAGTATCAATATTTGCTGACCTTTTATCAATAAGATCATTTGGATAAAAACCCTGCGTTACAAAATGTCTGCGTAATCTTAAAGGTTGCTTGCCACCTAAATCCAAAGTATTTGCAAATTCATAAGACCCACCTGTGATATCAACAGCACCCAAAAAGTCGAAATCAGCAATGGCATCAAAATCTGTTACATCATCTAAAAGTTCAAGAGAACCAAGAACAAGACCATTTACATCATTAGAGAAAAAACAATCAACTTTTGCACCGCCAAAGGGTGGTGAATCTGTATCCTCTCTATCTGTAAAAACTGTTAATTTAGGTAAAGGATCAGGACTTGTTACTAAAACTGATGCTTCACCAGAACTTAGCCTGCCACCATCATCTCTGAATTTTAAAATATATTCTCCCTCTACAATATTCGGCACAATCGTTTCACTGATACTACCTGGGAGGGCAGGGATCACATCAACCGCATTTGTAAAAGTACCAGTGCCATCAGTGAGGTTTGACGACCTGACAACCACGTTGCCACCATGAGTCACATCAACATCTGTAGATTTGTCAAAACGTAATCTTACAAACTGATCTGATATTGGTTCAATGCGTAAGTTCTGCACATCTGCTGGGACTGCTGTTTTTCCTTCCGCAATAAAAGTTAGATTTGTCGGTTCAAGACTCGGAACTCTTAATGCGTTATAACTGAAAACTTCAAAGGTATATGTTCCAAGTTCACTATCAAATAATTCAAATGTTGGGCTTGTTACAATATTTGTGATCACATTACCATTATTAAATTGATATTTGACAGAGTATTCAGTGACACCAGCTTCTGGTTGCCAGCTAAGAATAATTTTACTTACGGCTCTGTCACCTAAAGCAACAATCAATTCCTGTGCAGATAGGTTACTTGGTGCTGGTTTGGGTTCAATAAGATTTGTTATTACAGGTGTTGTTATTGCAGCCCCATCTTCAACAAAGGCATACTTATCAGAATTATGAAACATTGCTGTGATCGTATATTCATTATTTTCCTCCTTTACAGATAAAACCCTAAAATCTTCTGTTTCTGTTGTTGCTCTTACAAATAACCAGACGCTATTTGCTTGCGGTGCAGAAGTGAAGGCACTATCAACAGTAATCACATTTCCACTGATAGTTGAAATTGTCTTAGTCTCTAAACTGCCATCTGTAAGGATTACTGAAAGTTGATCTCCTGTTATTGGAGTTGTTGGTAAGTCCTGAGTATTATCAATTGTTATCTGAGTTGTGGTTGCTGTCGCAATCCTTCCAGAACGTCTAAAGCCACTACGAACAGGATCTTGTATTGTAATTATCTGTGATGGCCTTATCAAAGATCCAGCAGAGGCATCTGTTGTAAATGCAACTGTTTCTGTCTCATTGTTCTGTGTGAAAAGATGCCATAAACCCATCCTTCTAGCTTGTGCTAAATCACTACAACCTATTGCTTCAATATTTTTTACGACAACCCCAAATTTTGATTGATTTGCGGAAGTATCCTCAACAGTTACATAATCATAAGACCTACTTTCATTATTAAAATATTTCACATTTATTACTGTATCTTTTGTTCTTTGGCTTGCTCCTGTATAAACAAACCCGCCTTCTTTCACATTTGCATAAGAAAAGAAATATGAACTTGTTGTCGGCCTATCTTGTACAAGAGTTATCTTAGAATCTTCAAAATAAAGACTTGCTCTCATAATTGAGGCAATCTTGTTAAGGAGAGTGTATGCCTGGGTTGATTGCTGAATAACTATATTACAACTAAATCTGGGGCCAGTTCCACCCTGTCCATTATCAATTAAAGTGGAATTATAAACAGAAGCATTATAAAAAGAAAACTTATCAACCTCATCTTCGGTTATAAAATCACCAAAACCCCCCCTTGATTCTGTGATGAGATCATAAAGCACCCATGCTGGATCGTTGCAATATTCTTTTGTACTTTTAAGAGTTCCATTAAAATCACCACTGAATGACAAAGAACCATCTGATCTAACAGTTGAATTATGTGGGATTTTAACAAGACGGCCCCTGACCCTATACATACGCTGGGGGATAGATCTGAAAATTTCAGCATCAAAACGTAATGCTGCATAAGCAGTATTAGCAAAAGTTGGGCTTTCAAAAATTAATTCTGTAATTGAAGTGAGTTCAAAAGTATCTGATATGGTTACATCTGTGCTGTCTGCTGTTTCTCTCTCAACGGTTACTGTTACTGGAAAATCAGAAGCAGCAATATCATCTGGGAAAAATATAATGTGATCTTTAAAGTAAGGTGATGTACTTTTACCAGTAAGTCTTCCTCCTGAAGTATGTATATCACGATCCAAACCTGTTAACAGAGTTTCTGGATTTATTTTTTTTAATAATGTACCAGCCTGATCTTTTACCTGAATATTGTATTCAACTGTGGTTCCAGATATGTTGCCATCATCATCAATCTTTTGAAGTCTTGGAAAACCAAGAGTAACTCTTACTCCTTCTGTGGAAGTATCAGTAATAGTAACAGTTTGAGATTGTGCTTTTGTTACAGTTACCCCTACGCTTCGATCTCTTTCTGTCTCTGTAAGTCCCAAAATTTTTGTTTGATCTGCTGTCCCTAATTTTGAGAAAAAAGATGGAGCATTTGCTTCACTTGTACCAAAATTAAAATCACTTGGAGTTGGATCTGTATTACTTGCATTTTGTTGTAGTATTTGATTGCCATTGAGAAATACATCTTTAAGACTTGCTATACGATAAGCAACAGTCCCATGGGTCAACCCAGCATCTATCGCAGAAGGAAAACCAGCAAGTTGACCGTCTGCAATCACATCAATCACTGTTACAAACTGCCTTGAGCCAATGTCTCCATCTTTCATGGTGGAGTCAAAGTAAGAGGTAGCAGTTGCCCCAAGCTGTTTTATTTCATTTAATCCAGTATTGGATAAACTGTTTGCTCCTAAATTACTTGGTAAAACCATAATTAACTTTTGAATACTGGGGCAGTGTCAGTTCCAGATGACACCACAATAGAGCCACAAAACACTTCTCCATATATCAAAGGCATACAAACTCCACTACGGCTAACGTTTTGGATTCCACTGAAAGAATAATTTACTCTTGCATCTGTTTCACTTAGACCAGAACCAATATCTCCTACTTCTGGTTGCTGTACTGGGAAAAGCATATTTGTAACCCCAGTTATTGCCATTGTTACACCTGTTGTTAATAAACCTGTGCTAAGAGCTATACCAAATTTTGTTGCAAAAAAACCAGCCGTAACCCCTGCTGTTGCCGCCCCTGCCCCGATAAAAGCAGCCGCTAAGAAAAACCATGCACCAGAGACAATAGGGATTATTTTTATCTCTCCTTCGCTTTTTACAAGTAAATCTTCTTGATTTATTAAAACATCATTATTAACACAAATCCTGTACATATTTTGCTGAAGATGCGGCTCTAATTCTGGATAATTACAAATTAAATACTTAAAAACATCTTTCATGTTTTTTACATCTGCATAGTTAACGTGCCAACCAAGAAGTTCTGCTAACCTTCCATAAACTTTTATCTTTCTCAAACCTTGTTCATGTTCTGTTTTTTCTCTATCAATAAATTTATCTTTTGTAAGCATGGGTTTATATTTTTTTGGTTTTAGTTCTATACATTCATCATTTTTTGGATCAAAGATAAACCAGGATAAACCAAGGAAATCACAATTTTTTATATCTTCCTTTGAGGCTGTCAGATCTCCATTTGGGTGTGAATGACATATATATAATACAGTTCCAGTTTCCTCTGCTGCTACCCAATCTGCGGGGTCTATAGTGAAAGATTTTACACCCTCTACCGCAATATTTTTACAAGGATAATATTGTTCTTTGCCATCAACATCAAGCACCAAACCACAAGACTCGTCTGGTAAAGAAGCCTTTGCGTGATGTAATGCCTGTTCTTTCCAAGTATTCATGCGAAAGTACCAACAGAGGGAAAATCTTTTCTTGTAATTATTCTCTTAGGTGCGTTTCGATTTTGCAAGTCCAAAGACATTGCAAGTTCAAATTCAACAAAATCTTTACTTTCAATAGTTTTTCTATCTATAAAAAAAGTATGGTTTTCATAAGTATTGTTGGCTGGTGTTCCAAAAGGATTGGTTCCAGATGCAAAATTTGCATTATCAATAAATTTTAATAAAGTAGTTATTCTTTTAAATTTAGCCCCATTTAAATCGTTTTTTGGGGTTGTTAAATTAGCCTGTGTCATTAATGCTGTGACAGTTGAGGCTAAGTTACTGATCCTTACAGTTGGTCTTGGTAAAGCTGTCCTTTGAATCGAATATTCAAACCCATTTGCTTCAATAGGAATCCTTGTATAAGTATTACCTTGAAAAACAACATTAGCAGTTGTATTCATATTGATGCCATTATGAAACCTGCTAACATCAGAACTTCCATGCAGTGCAGATACTAAATGAATTTCAAAAAGTTCTATCTTTGCACTTGGATTTGCCTTTTGTAATTCCTCTGTTGGTATTGCCATTATGGTTCAAAAACCTCTCTAAATGTTGCATTTATTGATGCTCTACCGTTGTAGGTTATTGTTTTTTGCCATCTTTGACAAACAAAATTTGATGTTCCTGACTTTGTTACTGATACATTTCCAGAAGTAGTTGCACTACTTCCAGCAGTAATCACAAAAGTATTTGCATCAGTTAAAGAAACAACAGAAAATGTACCATCAGATGCAGTGCCAGACGTAAAATCTACAGTTATGGAATCATTTGCAAATAATTGATGTGCTGTTATAGAAACTGTAATTGTAGTTCCACTCTGGGAATAAGTCCCTGTTTTTGTTGATGTTTCGCCCTCTGGTGTAAAAGTAAAAGATGCCTGATCTAATGCACGTTCATTTAAAAAATATGTAATCTCATCACTCTGGGCTTCTGTGATATTGGCAAAAGTTAAATTATAAATTTTTGGATTTTGATGTGCAGCAATGCCCACTAATTGACGCTGTTCAAAACCATCTGCAAAACGAATAGTTGAAATATTTGGCCGACTTCTTTTGGTCATGCCATAAATAGGTTTCACTGTAGTTGGAAATGCTGCCATAATTATGCGTTAGATAAAAGCCCTCCAGCACGTTTTTGTGCTATAAGTTCTGCCTGTATTGCAGCACCTAAGGCCGCACCAAAAGCATTCGCCTGTCCCTCATCAGCTTCAACTGAACTTCCAGAGGCATCTACATTTACTGTAATCATATTGTTAACTGTGCTGCCACCAAGTTTTTCATTTGCCGTAATCATACCAGAACTTCTAGGAGTGAAAAGCTCTGGCCCTCTTTCCCCAACCATATAACTGCCACCAGCAGATACAGGCCCACCATTTGCTCTTTTTATTGTAGAAATACCAAATGAACCTGCTGGCAAATTCATGGGAATACCAGTTTGTCTTGAAGCTGCTCTTCCTAAAGCCTGTGAATTTAATCCACCTCCACCTCTACCAAAACCACCTGTAAATAAACTTCCTAAAGCATTTCCTAAAAAGTTACCAATTCCAGAAACTGCTTGCTGGATTGCAACTTCAATAAGTTTTCTTTTTAATTGATTTAATACGTTAATTGCAGCCTGACCTAAAGTTTGTGTACCCATTGCAGCATCAGTTAAGTTTTGAACAATCCCATCTTCAACTGCTTTTCCTATCTCCATAAACTTTTCTTTTAATTTTTTTGTAGCCTCTTCATTTTTTCTTATCTGTTCTTCTGCTTTTTTACTAGCTTCGTTTTGTTTCTCCTTTTCTGCTGTTATACCTTTTTCTACTTCAAGTGTTTCAAGTCTCTTTCTTAAAGCTTCTAAATCTGCCTCTGCTTCTTCTAATTTTCTTTGTGCGCCTCTTTTTGCATTTCCTCTTGCTTTTTCAAGTTCTTTCTCTAAATCTTTTACAGCTTTTTGTTGTGCGTTAAATGCTTTTGTAACATCTTCTTCAGCCCCTTCTGTTATAAGTTCTTGAAATGCTTTTGCTTCTCTTCTGGCTTTCATGAATGCAGTTGTAAGACCACCGACAGCTAAAACTAATAGACCAATACCAGTGGTTGCAATAGCAACTTTTAATGCACCAAGAGCCAAAGTAGTTGCGCCAATTCCCTTTGCTGCCAATAAGCCAGCAGCTTGCATACCAGTTAAGCCACTAGAGGCAATCAAACTATTTACACCAACCATATTTAATTGAAAAGCAAGAGTTTTGATGGCAACAATGGCGGCTGGTATTACTATTGCAAGCGTTTTTACAGCAGTGGCAGCAGCAGCGATCAATAAAGCAGCTTTACCAGCATCAGAATTTACAAATTCTGTTGTAGCAGTCACAAATCTTGTAAGTTGTCTTGTACCTTCTAAAACTGCTGGTTTTAATAAATCACCAAAAGCCCTGGATAAGTTTTCTGTTTCATTAGTAAGATTTTTAAATACTTGTGTAGGATCATTTTTAATAAGTTCTTTAAGTGAAGCACCACCATCAGTTTCAATCTTCCTTAATGCTCTTAAAACAACATCACTTGTAAGTTTTCCTTCAGCAGCAAGTCCTTTTAATGCACCAACTGTCACACCAAGCTCTTCTGCAATAGGCCCTAATAATGTTGGGATCTGTTCAGATATACTTCTAAATTCATCACCAGCTAATCTTCCAGAACCTAAAGCCTGTGCTAACTGCCTGAAAGCGTTTGATGCTTCTATGGTTGATGCACCAGCCAACTTAGCAGCAGTATTAAATCCGAAGAAAGTTGATTTAATATCATCAACTCCAACACCTAAAGGAGCTAGTCTTGCTGTAATATCTGTAATTCCTTCAAGAGCCTCAGTTGCACTCAAGCCAAATGCTTTCTGTGCATCAGCAGCAACCTTTTGTGATTTTGCAAAAGTTCCGCTTGCTTTTGTTAATAGCTTAAGTCTTACATTTAGCTTTTCAAAGCTTGTAGATGTCTTTACTGCGTTTCTTGCTAATAAAGTTATACCAATACCACCAATCGCTGTTCTAAGGCCACCAAAAGACTTCTGAAGGGCATTTGTTCTATTCTGGACACCACTTAATGCTCTATTTGCACCACTGGCATCAACTCTAAGTCTTACAACTGCCTCTGCCACAGATTAACAATAACTTCCTTAACTATATCTTGATTTGCGTTTCATTGCATCTGCTTCTTTCTTTTCTCTTTCAACTTTTAACTCATAATATCCAGCAAAAAATATCAACTCTTCATCTGTGAGTTGTGTTCTTAATTCACTTACTGTCTTACCCAATTCTGTTGCAAGGAAAAACTCAAAATTTAACCAGTTGTCCCCCTTTAGGATTCCTTTGCGTTTTCAAGGGTTGCCTCCTGATTTATACCAAATAAAAATAATTCTATTTCGTTTAATACATTTTCTGGAAGATCAGTCTGCAAACTTGCAAAATCTGATGGGTGAAATGCTTTTGTTCCATCTTCTTTCTCTGCTAACTGACAAAGCATATGAGTTGAGACAACTAATGGATCATCACTACCTGCCCTTTGTGTGGCTCTTGCCCTGTCTGCTCTTGTTATGGCTTTAAAATACAGACTTGTGACAACATTGCCGTCATCATCTTTAATATCAAATTTACGTCTTTTGCCTAAATCAAATGCCTCTCTGAGGACTTCGAGGGTGCGTTTTTCTGCCATAAAATTTTGGGGTTGTTTAATTGATAAATTAGATTGCTGAAGTTATAGTTCCAGTTGGCTTGAATGTGATGCTGATTGTATTTGCCTCACCAAGAGTTGAGCTTTGATCGAAACTGGTGATAATACCATTGAATGATATTTTTTTAGTAGCACTTGAACTGTCTGGAAAAAGCTCAAAAGATGCTGTACCAAGATCACCTGTAGTCAAAACACCATCAACAAAAGTTGCTGTTTCGCCACTAGCTGAATCATCATAAAGAAGTTCTGCACTTCCTTCACCTTCAATAAGACCACCGACAAACTGTTTGAAAGTGTCGCCTTGTGCTGTTGTTTCCTGAATGTCTTTAGTAATAGACATACTCCAGGCTGTAGTTCCTAGAACTGGGTTAACAGATGAACCAGCATCATCAAATTTGACTTGCCCAACATCACCCTTTACCTTTGCCATAACAAATAAAAGAAAGATTTATAAATATATTAACCTTTTTCTGACTTTTTTACAGCCTTTTTATTTGCTTGTTGTTTTTCCATATAACGTCTGCATTGATTATCCCAATACTGAGGCTCTCTTCTACCTTTTACAGCCTCAATAACATCAAGCATTTCTTCTGTGATTTCCATTTAAAGATCCTCGTATATTCCAAATGTAATTCTGATTTGTGTTTGAAACTTTCCTTCTGGACTTGATGCAAATACTTCAGGCCCTACAGGAGAATCAAAAATAACATTTGATACTGTCACTCTATTGTATAAGTCCCTTAGTCTCTTGCCAATTGTGTAGTTTGACCCTGCTCCAATACCTTCTTCTGTAAAGATGTTAAGTATTACCAACCCGACAACATTATTTGTAGCACTGCTTGTGTCTCCCTGAGTGAGATATTCATTTGCACCAAAACTTGTAAGACATTGAACAAAGGTATCTTCTGTTGTGGAATCAAATGCCATGTTATTAAATACAACAGGAATAGCTGGACTTGATGCAAGCTCTGTTGCTAATCTCGCCTCGATTGTGGATCTTACAGTGTTTAAATCTATAGCAGCCATTAAATACCCCTCCTAAGTTGTTTAATTACATATTGTTCAAGTTCTTTTCCAATAAGTTCTGGAAAACCAGCAACAGTGTTTTGTCTTGTTCTATATTGACCACCCCATGAGGAAGGTAAGTTTACACCAAAACAAACTGGCTCTGCATACGGAAGATTGTTCGTTACTTCACCTTGAAATGGTTTAATTTTTGTCTGCCATGCTTCACGAAGTGAACCTCCAGAACCATGCTCTAGTAAAGCTTTTTTAAACGGAACTACTTGACCATTTGGTAATGTAAAAAAATCAGGTATTGAATCTAAATCAGGGTAATTATCTAAAGAAAAAACTGGAGTTGCTTTTTTTACTCTTCTAGTCCACTCAAGAGTTGTAGCACGAACCAAATCAACTACTAAATCTTTAAAAAAATCATCTATTTGATCTATTCTTATTTGTCTTGCCATAGTTACCTCAAGATAAGATCAAAACTTATTGCTGTGTTATTTTGTTCATTTGTCACAACTTGAATAATTTTAAATTCAACACTACTTATAACAACTCTGTCTTTCGTAGTTGGTACAAAAGATAAATCCCCTGCTGATATTGTAAGTCTCTTGTCCTGGGATTCGATCAGATCGTTTACCTCGGATCTGTTCACATTTGTTAACGCACCTTTGACGGTAGTATCAGATGTGGATTCTGTAATAGCCCCAGTTGTCGTGTTATAACTGCCAGCCGTTACCTGTCTGATAGTCACATCACCTCCAAGTTTGCTCAGAGTTTTTGATGCTGCCTTTTTTAGTGCGTTAGCAAGACTCATAATGAATAAGCTATGACCTGACCACTTGCAAGAGTGATACTTGTGATCACACCACAAACTTCAGATGATGCCTTCATAGTTATGCCATTAATAGTTGCAGAACCATTTTCTGTAATGTTCTCAGCAACAAAAGTAGCCTCCGCATCTGTTAAACAATGCACCTTACCAAATCTGCCTGTGTGGGCGTTTGTATCTGTAATAATGATTGCTGCTGGGTATTCGTAGCCGTAGCCCATTTTCATGACCTCTTGATTTGTAAGTTTGCTCTTCCACCTATTCTAATACCC